GTGTAGATGATCTGAGACAAGGAAGAACCCCCCGGTTAAGTGCGTGCAGTGACCTTGAGTTCCGAATGCGCTTGACCGACCCAGCGGTCATCGGCCGGAAAGGAGAGGAGACGGCCCGGCGAATAGATCGACGTGACGATGTAAGGGAGCCCGAAGCCGGGCGAAGCCTTGATGATGTCCTCGATAAGGCCGGACAACTCAGCGGCCTGAGTCTCCGCGTCGAACGCGGAAGAGGCCGTCAGCATCACCTCTGAAATGACATCCAGGGTGAACGTCTCTTCCTTGCTGCGGTTCGTTGCCCAACGCTCGTGATCCCAATGGATCTGACCGAGAAGAACCCAGCGCTGAGGCTGATTCTTCGGATCAGGGCCCCAAATGATCGGGACACCCTGAAGGCCCGGGGCCAGTTGCAAAGATGTCTGTACGGCGGCCTTAACGAGAAGCGCGTTAGTGCTCACGCGACCACCACGCCCTTAGGCGCGATGGTGTAGCGGGCAAGCACCGCGTCAACGTCAGGAATGCCGGTCTGCCAGACGCCGCTACCCGGCGTCGCGAGGGTGAAGGATCCGCCCTCGGTCGCAACGAAGCTCGTTGCGCGGTCCGGGATGCCCGACGCGATAGACGCGAGGATGAAGCGGGCCCGCTGAATCGCGGCCCGGTACAGGTCGTTCGGAACCTCGGTGAACCCGTACTCGTATGTGATGACCACGGTGCCGGGGCCGGGAGCCCCCGAGCCGATCGACCCATCCCAGACCTGTTGCAGCGTTAGCCGCTGCTTCGTCGGAAGCCCGTAGACCAACCCGATCGGGTCTATGGTCAAACCCGTTTGCGTAACGCCGTCAACCGTTGCGCTAACAACCTTAGTAAGGTCCGAGTCCGGCAATAGTACGGAACCCGTGTTGTCGAGCGTCGTCGTATAGGTGTTACCGCGCGGGATGAACGAGCGTCCGCAGATGCGGGAGAACTCATCCGTGACCGCCTCCCGCGCCGCCGCCAAGGCGGCCGTGGGGAACTTGGCAGTGTTGCCGAAAGCAGGATCCGAAGCCCTGGCATCGGGCAGGGCGAAGAGCGTCGAGCCGACGACTTCCGCACTAGTCGTTTGACTAAGCGTCCCGCTAACCCAGCTAACGCTAAGCGGCCCCAGGGCCGTTAGCGGTGACATCGAGAACGTATAGACCCCAGTGCTCGGAGTCGACGCCGCCCCCGTCGCCACAATCGTTCCCGTGGCGTCAGTAACGGTGACCGTAACCGCCCCGGCATCGATCGGGGTCTCGTCCGTCATGAACGTTGCGCTAAGCACTCCGGCATAGCCGCGTACCAGCCTCATAAGCCCCCCTCCGGGCATAGGAAAAGGGGCAGGCCGTTAAGCCTGCCCCTTAGCCGTTAGCGGATTACTTGCCGACGAGAGTCTTCAGCGCCCCGGTGGTGTCGCTCAGGTTGCCGTCACCGCGCCACGTCACCTTGTAGGACACGAGGTCCGAGCCCCACCCGAATTCGAAGCTCTTCTCGACCTGAACGCCGTTGACCTGGCGGACGAAGTAGCGGGAGAAGTCGCCGAAGACGACAGGGTTCGCGCCGGTCGCGATGACCGGCATGTTGACGTCGGTCACCACCGGCTTGCCCAGAAGGACGTCCGGGGCACCCGAGACCAAGCCGGGCTGCCACAGGTACTGTCCGTAGGCGTCCTTGACGCCCCGGAGCTTGCCCACGGTCGCGTCGTTCATCATGAACTTGGCGTTCCGGCGGTACGAGTCGATGACGCTGTAATACAGCGAGATGATGTCGTCGCCGGAGATGGTTCCGATGGTGCCCATGGTGGTGCCCGCGTTCGCGGCGACAGTCGCCGTCAGGACACCGGTCGGAGTGCCGCCGGTACCGGTACCCACGGTCAGGTCGTGAGCGACCTGCCGACCGGCCATCATGCCCGCCTGCTGAGCGATGAACCCGGCGATGTCGATGCCGCTGTCCTGGACCATTTCCTTGCTGACCTGGACGATCACACCGTACTTCTTGGCGTTCAGCGTGAACTGGTTGAACGCCGCGTCGGAGGTCGGGAACGCGGTGTTCTCCGCGACCGGCGCGACGGTCGGCCGCGCGGTCAGGCGCGGGAACGTCATCGGCTCGCCGCCGGACGTGGTGATGATGGTCGGGCCCGCCTGCCACACGCCGATCTCCGGGAGCATGTACTCCAGGACCCGGGCGACGAAGGTCGTCGGGATGGTCGCGCCCGCGTTCGCGGCGCTGCCGGTGGTCGCGACTCGCTGTTCGACGGCCGCGAGCGCTGCACGCGCCTCGTCGCCCGGCTTCATGTACAGGTCGTTGCCGATCGTCAGGGTCTCGCCGAAGGCGAGATTGCGGATCTCGTCCGACAGGGAGACGCCTGCGTTCTGCCGCTGCTGGTCGCCGTTGAAGACCCCCGCCTTGACGCCGAGCTTCGCGGCCCGGTCCCGCAGCTCCGCCGCCTCGACCTCCCGCTCTCCCTCTTCGACGATGGACCGGGCCTCCGCGCCCAGGCGGTTGAGGTCCGTGTCCATGCGGTCGAGCTGCGCCCGCTGCTCCGCAGACGCCTCCGCGCCGTCCGTCAGAGAATCCGTGATCGCCTTGCGCTGCTCGAAGATGTTCGCGCGCTGCGCCAGGATCGCCTCTGCCTGCTGTGCGTAACTCAAAACTGGTACCTCCCCCAGGGGGCCGCGTGTGCGGCCAAACGAAAAAGGCACCCCTCCCCGGGATGCCTCATGTGGTTTAGAGCTGTGGCCGGTTAGGCACGGCCCCTAAGCCGAATCGCCCTCAGGGCAAGTCGGATGTCTTCGTTCTCTTCAGGCGGGAGCGGATTCCAGGCCCCCGTCATGTCGCCCGCCACAAGTGCGTCTCGCTCGGCCTGTGCGATTCGGCCGGCCGCGAGCTGTACAGCGCGGGCCGCGGTCACCCCGGACTCGGTGTCCTCATAGGCCGGGTACGTGACCGGCGAGACGTCGAGTAGGTCAAGGTCGATCAGGGTCCGCAGGACCGTCCGGCCCTCCTTCGCCCAGTCGTCGGCCCGCGTTCGGAACGCGAAAGACGACTGTGTGACGTCGCCACGGCGCATCGACTCCGCCAGGTCCCGCGCATAGGTCGTGTCCGGCGCGTCCACCTCGTAGTGAAGGCCGGTGCTGTCCTCTGCGAGCTTCAGCGTGCCGGACGCTGTCCGGCCCAAGATGAGCCCCGCATCGTGGTTGATAAGGGCCCTCACGTCCTGACGCTCGCCAATGGCGCGAGTGAACGCGCCTGACTGGATCGTCTCGACGAAGCCCCCGAGGTCGTGAGACCTGGTGCCGTACTTCGCGGCGTAGCCGGTGAACCGGAACCCCTCGCCCGTAGTGCTGATGTTGAACTGAGTCTCAAGCGACCGGCGCTCAAGCAGGCTCATTAGCTCCACCCCCGTCAGGCTCCGCGACGACAGGCGGCGGCGGGATGACCATCTCCCCGCCTGGCACCGTGTCCGGAAGCTTCTTCCACGCCGACATGTCCGGCAGGTTCTCGTCAATCCCGATGATGTTTGCCGGTCGGAACCACTGCTCCCCGCGACCGTCAGGGATCGGCGACAACTGCTCTTCCGCCCGGACTTCGTCCGGCGACTTGATGCCGTTGGTAATCGCCAGCGCGTGAGCCGCGTACCGCTCGGAAAGCTTCGCCCTCAGGCGGGCATCCATGTTGAAACGCATCTGCTGGAACCCGGGAAGCAGGAACAGGGATATCGCCTGTTCGATGCGGGCCGCCCACGGGTGGAGAGTGTCGGTCGCCATCGCGTAGTTCTGCTCTTCGACGCCACGGCCCCATGAGGACGTGACCGCCGGGTCAACCCGGTAGGCGGGCACCCGGTAGAACAGGGCGATGTCCGCCTTCGTGAAGTTCCGCGTCTGGAGAAACTGCGACTGCTCCGGCGTGATGGTGATCGGGTGCCATGAGGCACCACCGGTCAGAACGCCCACGGCATGCGAGTTCGCTACGCCCTGGTGCTTCTTGACGAAGTCTTCCTTGAGGCGTCGGGCCTCGTCGGGGGTCGCCTTGCCGGGGTGCTGAATGATGCCGGACATGTAAGCGCCCTGCGAGAAGAAACGGGCCCCGAACTCCTCGGTCACCATCGAGATGCCGATAGCCTGCCGGGCCGCCTCAAGCGGCGAGAGGCCAGTCAGGTAGCC